GTCTGATTGGTGAGAGTGGTATTGGTAAGTCCACCGTCATCAAGGAAGTCTGTGAAAAGCTGGTTGGCGATGATGGCTATATCGCTCTGGATATTGGTAAGGAAGATGGTCATGACGCTATCAATGGTATCGTGTCCGCTAAGATTCCTGATTGGGCAACTTTCAAGGAATTCTGCGATGATGTTATTGAAAATAAGCTGACTGACTATAAGGATTTGCGTGTTGTCATTCTGGATACTTTTGACCAGTTGCTTGAGATCACTGAGCCTGAAGTCATTCGTATGCACAATCGAGCAAATCCCGATAAGCCTAAGATCACTTCCATTAAGGCAGCTTTTGGCGGCTTTATGGCTGGTGAAGATAAGGCAATTCAGCTTGTTCTTGATAAGATGTGGGAACTCAAGAGTGTTGGCGTTTCCTTTATTGCAATCGGTCACACTAAAAAGAAGGATGTGGACGATCCCATTACTGGCGAGTCTTATTCCATTCTGACTACCAATATGAGCCAGCGTTACTTTAATGCACTCAAAACGAAGCTGCATTTCCTTGGCGTTGCTTATATTGACCGTGAGATCGTAAAGCAAAAGACTGGTAAGAAAAACATTGTAACTAAGGAAGAGGAAGTTAAGGGCAGAGTTCTCAGTGAATCCCGCCGCATCTCTTTCCGTGATGACAATTACAGTGTTGATTCCAAGTCCCGTTTTGCAGACATTGTTGATGAAATTCCTTTGGATGCAGATGCCTTTATTAAGGCTCTGAAGGACGCTATTCTGGCAGAACACAGCAAGGGCGGCAAGTCTGTTGAGCAGTCTGAAAAGGAACTCAAGGAGGCTCGTAAGCAGCAGGAGAAGGAGTTAGCCGAAAAGCAGAAGGCAGATGCCGCCAATAAGATTGACGAGGATCGCAATGCCGAGCTGCTTCAGGTTATTCAGAACAAGTTCCCCGATGCAGATGCCGCAACCAAGAAGTCTGTTAAGGAAATCATGAAGGAACATGACATTCCTAATTTCAAGAATGCAGATGATATTCCTACTGCTATTTTGGAGCAGATTGTTAAGGTGCTGAATCAGGAGTAAACCATTGGAGGAAATCAGTTATGGCGAGAAGTTGCAAATGTGCAATTACTGGCGAAGTCGGCACAACTGATACCTTTGTAAAAATTGGTTCCAAATATTATAAGAGCCAAGAAATATATGATGCAGATCAGCGTAAGAAACAGACTTACAAAGAACTGATTGATTATATTTGTAGAGAGTTTTTGGGGTATGGAAACGGGCAACCGTTTCCTCCCATTCTCCCTAAAAAGATTAAAGAATTGTCCTTTTACAGTAATGAGGTGATCTTGGAAACATTTAAAGAATGTGCCAACGACATTCATTATTGGTTGGAACATAAACAATTCTCTAATGAGTATGGCATGATCTCTTATATGTTTACCATTGTAAAAGGTAATATTGCCGATGTTGCCAAGAAAGAAAAGAGAATGGCTGCATCAAACGAACAAGTGAAAAATAACACGATTGAATGTGGCGATTTATCCGCTATCGGCTCAAAAAAGCAGGGCAAGGATATTAGTCGTTTTCTCATTGATGATGAATTATAAGGAGGTAACAATTTGAACTGGAAAGAGTATCCTGAAGATTTAATCAAAGGTCGAGAGAGCGCAGAGGCTACATTCATTTTTTGCCTTTGGAAGCAGCCTGAATTGTATGATGACTTTGCAAGAGTCAACACACAAGATGATGAAACTCTGAAAACAGAGGATGGTATTTTCTATTTCTCTTTGGGCAGACAAATGTTCAATCAGGGATTTAAGTCTTTTGATAATGTGACAATCTACACATTTTTAGAGAACAAACCCACTGTCAAAAAGCATTTCGATGAACTTGGCGGTTATCCAACGGTTAGCGAACTTTGTTCTTTGGTAAATGTCGAAAATATTGATGCTTACTATGACAAAATTGCAAAGATGAATACATTAATGACTTTGTATGATAAGGGCTTTAATGTAATTCCCAACATGGATCGCTTTGCAAAAATGACAAATCAGGAAGTCTATGATTACTATGACTATATCCTGAACAGTGTCAGTATTAAGAACACTCACGACATTGATATTGAAACACTTGAAATTGATGATAAGTTTCTCAGCGAATGCGATGATGGATCGGCACAGGGTATCAGCTATGGTAAAAATTGTCCTATCCTGAATTATCTGACACTTGGTACACCTCTTGGTGATATGTATATGTTCGCTGGACATTCTGGTGTTGGTAAAACCAGTTTCGTGTTTGAGAATATGATCATCCCCATGACGGATGATGGTGTAAAGTGCGCCGTCATCAGCAATGAGCAAAGATCGAAAGATTTTAAGCAGCTTTTGCTTGTTCACATTCTTACGAATGATCTGGACTATTGGGGTCTGACTCGCAAAAAGCTGAAAATGGGTAAGTTTACAGATGAACAGTGGGAATATTTGCGCAAAGCAAAGCAGATTTCCAGAGAGAAGTATTCTAATATTCAGTTTATCAAGATGTTTGATAATGACATGAATAAGGTCAAACGCATCATTAAGAAACTGGCAAAATTGGGATACCAGACGATCATGTTTGATACCATGAAATCTGAGGATGAAATTGACGAAGCTATGTGGCAACAGTTGCTTATCCATAGTCGTAAACTGTTTCAGATTACCAGCCGTGAAAACATTTCCCTGATCTGTACTTATCAGCTTGCGCTTCATACTCTGAATAAGCGATATTTGGATGCAAGCTGTCTGTCTAACGCAAAGCAGATTAAGGAAGTTTTCTCAGAGATGGTGTATTGCCGTCCTCTTTGGGATGATGAATTCCCCGGCGAAAAGTTTGATGTAAAGCCATATCAATTAAAGAAAGATTCCAGCGGAAAATATTCCAGTGTTCGTGAGTCTGTGCAACTCGATAGAGATAAAAAATATATCATCGCATTCTTAGATAAAACAAGAAATGACGATGATAAAATTCAGGTTCTTTATGAATTTAATGGACGCTATAACCGCTGGCGTGAAAAGGGCTACTGCTCAGTATTCAATGAACATAAATAAAGTGAGTGATAATAATGGAACAATTAACATTAGATCAGCAAAGGATTGTTTCTGAGAATCACAACTTGATTTATAGCTTGGCAAATAAAAAGAACATTAATCTGGATGAATATTATGATGTTCTGGCAATTGGATTATGTAAGGCAGCCATTGCTTTTGATAACACAAAGGGGAAATTCTCAACTTTGGCTTATACTGTCATGCTGAATGAGTATAAACAAGAATTGAGAAAACAGCAGAATGAGAGAGCAATTCCGCAAGATAAATTACTTTCATTTGATGTTCCAATTCAGACAGATCAAGATAGCCAATTTGCAAGTTTTGCAGATGTGATTCCAGATAATAATGTTCAAGTAGAGCAAGAAGCAATTCATGCACTTACATATAAATCATTGTCAAGCAAACTGAAACCTGATGAACAAGTGATTTTCGCCATGTTGTTAGATGATAAAAATCAAAGTGAAATTGCCAGTGAATTAGGTGTCAGTAGGCAGTGGATTAGTGTAAAAATCAAAAGAATTCGCAGTTTATTAAGTTAGAAAGAAGGAAAAGCAATGAAACATTGGAAGTCTATTTTGATTGTAGCTGCGGCAGTAATTGCCGTTATTGTATTGGCTGTATTTTCTTTTCAGGGAACGCAGAATAAAGCAATTTCCCTTGAGGAACAGATTAGCACCGCTCAGTCTGAGATTAAGGTGCAGGAAAAGCGCAGAGCAGACCTGATTCCTAATCTGGTTGATTGTGTGCAAGCCTATGATGAACATGAATATCAGACTTTGATGGATGTTGTCAATGCTCGTGGCAGTGCTACCGATGAAAGTGTTCAGGAAATTCAGACGATGATTCAGGCTGTTGCAGAGGCATATCCAGAACTGAAAAGCAGTGAAAATTATCGTGAGTTGATGAACGAACTGGCAACAACCGAGAATTTGATTGCTAATTATAGAAGTAACTTTAACACTTGGGTTAAAAGTTATAACCAGTATGTCCGAAAGTTCCCCAATAAGCAGATTCTTAGTTTCCTTGGTTATGAGGTCATCAATTACGAGTATTTGAATTATGATGTTTCCTCTGATGCTCCTACTAACCTGTTTGATTGATAGGTACATAGTATGAGGATCACGAAAAGAGAAGTGATTTTCAGTGTGGTTATTGTTTGCCTGATGCTTGTATTTGGCATTATGATTTCAGGAAAAATCAATGATAGTTTGATGAACAAGTATCAGGAATACAATACCGCATTGCAAATTGACAATGATTCCAGTCTGTTCGAGTATGGAATGCGTACAAATATCGGCAATGCTTTTGTATATGGTGAATTAGCTGCCGTGGATTCTGTTACATATCCAGAAATCGGTGGAGAATATGCCTCCGCAACAAAAGTCACTGAGCGTTATACGAAACATACAAGAACAGTAACAAAAACAAAAACGGTTAATGGTAAAACTCAGACATATACAGAAGTAGAAACTTACTGGACATGGGATGAAATTGATCGAGATCATGTTCATGTTTCCACAATTACATTTCTTGATAGTGAATTTCCATATGGAACGATTAATTATTTTCCTGAGCATTATATTGATACACTGGATGCAGGGTATCATTTGAGAGATGTATATTATGGATCAGCGTTGTCTTATGAAGGAACGCTTTATGCAAGCCTTGCAGATAATACGATTGCAGAAACATCGTTTTATTGTGAGAAAACCATTGATGAAACAATTGAGTATTTGGAAACAGAATGGCAGCTTGTGTTGTTTTGGATTTTCTGGATTGCATTGACTGGTTTCGCCGTATATGGGTTTTACTATATAGATAACAGATGGCTTGAATAATATATGAAAAATAGAAACGGAGGGAGATACTTATCGTAAATGCGTTATCATTGACAAATTATTTATCAAACAATGTAGATGCGTGTATCTCCCTCCTTGAAAGCATGGAATATACGCAGATCACATACAGACAGCAAAAAAATGAACTGCGTTTTAGTCGAGAAGAAGGTTTAAATCCAACAGCAATGCGTTTGAAATTAGATACTTTGAAGTTTGATGGTTTTTCAATTAATCTTCATGGAAATCTCTTTTCTCTGGTCATGCAAACACAAAAGCTGTCGTTCCCTAAAGCACTGCATTATATTGCCAATCAATTGGGTTTAGAGAAAAGTCAATTTAGTGGTAAAATCCGCTATCCGTTTTCTGGTTTTTATAAAGGTCTTATGAAAGAGATTAATGAACCAGAATACGCAATGAAAACTTATGACGAATCTGAAATTGATGAATATCTTGGCAAATACAACACAATGTTTTTCAAAGATGGTATCAACTTTCAGACGCAGGAGTTTTTTAAAGTAGGATTTGATTTGGAAAGCTGCCGAATTACTGTTCCTGAATATACTTTGGATGGTAAATTGTGCGGTGTTATGGGTAGATTGAATGATACGAAATGTTCCAAGGATGAACGGTGGTTGCCGATCATTCCTTGTTCTCGCAGTTTAACATTATACGGTTATCATCACAATTATGATTTCATTCAACAGAAAAATATTGTTGTTGTAGGGGAATCAGAAAAGTTTGTCCAGCAGCTTCATTCAATGGGGAGCAGGATCGGACTTGCAACTTGTGGTTGTGACATAAGTGATGTTCAGGCTAAATACTTAAAGTCGCTCATGACGAAAAAGATTGTCCTTGCTTATGATGAAGGTCTGGAAGAGGACAATGTAAGAATGCAAGCTGAAAAGCTGGTATTAAATAATGCAGTGTTTAAAAACAGAGTCGGTTACATCTATGATAAGAATAATCTGATCTTACCGAAAGGAAGTAAAGCAAGTCCATCCGATTTAGGTAAAGACGCATTCTTAGAATTGATGAAAAACCACATTGTTTGGTTGGAATAACAAGAAATACAAGGTGAATGAAATGGAATTTTTCAAGGGAATTCGGTTGTATCTCAAAGATAAAGAAACAGGTTTACTTGCAATGAAATTTGTTTGCTGTAAATGTGGAAAGGAAATAGATGATCCAGCATCATTTTGGATGCCATGTTCTTCTGGTCATGTTCCATTAATCCATCAAACTGAATTTATTTGCAAAGAATGTCATAACGGAGGAAGCAATAATGGCAAAGCGAGATAAAGACCCACGCTTACAAGAGTTATTTAAGTCTGGAAAGGCGGTATATAGTATTTCCAAATGTAATACAATTGAGGAATGTTTGTTCGAGGCATATAACACCTATATTCTTCATAAGAAAGGCACAAATGGAATTTACGGTGTTCTTGGTACAAAGATTCATGATAAGTTGCAGGAAATCATTGAAGGTACTGCCACAGAAGCAGAGCTGCCA